TACGCAAGCGGCTGGGTGAGTTCTGGGATATGCGGGAGTTTCAGAGCGAAGAGGTCAATTTGTCGGGCGGTTTCGCGATGGAGGAGCCGTGGGAGCAAGAGTTTAGGCGTTACATGACCGTGGACGTTCAGCGTGACTATTTCCGCGTCATTGTCCGACTTTGGGCGCAAAACGGCGAATCTAGACTCTTTTACGCGGGCGAGCTGCATACATGGGCGCAACTGGCCGACCTACAAAAGCGATTAGAAATCACCGACAGGCGCGTGTTCGTCGATTGCGGCTTTGAGCGGTACCAAGGTGAGGTTTACCGCCAGTGTGCGGCCAATAATTGGATCGCGCTCAAGGGCGACAAAGCGCAGTTCTTCACGTGGACATTGCTGGACAAGCGGACAGGCCGGAGCCGGTCGGTCAAACGTCCGTATTCGCAGATCCAACACGTCGATTCCGGGGTGGGACTTGCACGATCCAAAGTCCGCAACGCTCGACAGGCTGACTTGTGCGACCGTATTGTCTGGAGCAGCGACTACATCAAGCTGGTTCTGCATCGTCTGCGCGCAGGCCAGGGGGCATCGTGGCAGATCGCGCACAATGCGCCGAAGTGGTACTTCAAGGAGATTCAGAACGAGGTGTTTGTCACCGAGAAGGACAAGCGGACCGGCAAGAACAAGACGTTTTTCAAAAAGCTAGGCGAAAACCACTCGTTCGACGCCGAAGCCATGCAGGTGCTGGCCGCCTGCATCGAAAAGATCATCGGGCAGGCCGAAATCATCACAAACGACGTGGAGGCTGTCAACGCTTGACAGGCTGAGTGACTTTATGGGCGGACCTTCAATTCTACGATATGCTTCGCTGCAATTTTGCGAAACGCTTTACGATCAGTGCTTATCGGCGCTGACCGAAGGGCAGGGCACCATCGTGATTAGCACATCCGGCGGCGGTGAGTCCGAAACCCGCGCGTCTGGATCAGACGGAGGCATTCCCGTGATGACCTTGATGAGGGCGGTGATGCGGAGGATGCACCAGCTCGACCCAGTGAAGTACCCGGGTATCTCCAACCGCCTTAAACCTGACTTTTCAACCTTTCCGCTATGAGTTTCATCGAACAAACGATCAGGTTTTTCAGTCCGGCAACCGCCTTGCAACGCCAACGCGCGAAGGCGCAGCTTGAGGCGGGCGACAGGACGGGCTACTGGCGCGTCGGGGCGCAGTCATCGACTAATCGCCGGGCGAGCGGGCAAGCACTGGATCAGCCTGATTCCAGCCGCAATCACACCGACCGCGTGACGCTCATCCGGGAGGCGCGGTGGCTGGAGGAGAATAGCAGTGTGGTGAAGTCGATCCTGCGCAAGTACCGCACCTTTTCGGTGGGCCGCTTACAGTACGTGCCGCGCACCAGCTCCGAGGAAGCCAACAGAGCAATCACGGCTTACGTGGAAAGGTGGATGTCGAGCTGCGACCTGACCCGGCGCCACCACTTTCGGGTGCTGGCCGGGTTGGGTGTCACGTCGATGAAGCGTGACGGTGACATTGGCTACATCGTGTCCGAAGTGCCGATGACGCAGCTCGACGAGATGCTCAAAATCAGTCCGATCCGGCTACAGGCCATCGAGGCTGACCGCATCGGCTCGATTCCTAATCGCAACGGCACGGATGCGAAGCCGTTTAAGCCGCTTAAGAGAGGCGAGCAAGACTTTTCCGGCGTCGTCATCGACTCAACCGGAAGGCCGATCCGATATCGGATCTACAATCGCAGCCTAACCGGTGAGTCCATGATGCCTGCGCTCGAAGTGCCAGCGCAGGAGTTCCTTCACCTGTTCGACCCCACCCGTCTTGACTCTTATCGCGGTTTCTCGGCGTTCGACGCGGCAATCACCGACATCAAGGATCTACAAGAGATCCTCGCGTGCGAGAAGATCTCAGTGAAGTACCTTTCCTCGATCAGCGGCGTCATCAATAATGCTGACGGCAGCGCAGATCAGGACGTATCTCTGGATACGACGCACAGCGACTACATGTCGGATGCGGATCGGCTGAAGAAGGTGGAGCCGGGCGCCATTCAGTACCTCGCAGAAGGCGAATCGTTCAACCCGGTTGATTTTAACCGACCTTCACCGACTTTTAACGGGTTTCTTGACACGCTCGTGCGCTCGACCGGACTGGCCGTCGGGCTGCCTTACGGATTTATTTACTCCTGGGCGGGGCAGGGCACAGCGGTCAGGATGGAAGCGGCGCAGGCTGCTCGTGAGTTTGAAATGACCCAGCTAACGCTCGAAGAGAAGCTTCTCTATCCAATCGTTATCCGCGTCATTGCTCGCGGCATCCAGCTTGGGCACTTGCCAGCCGTTGCTGACTTTGATGCGGGCGAGTGGCGCTTCCCGGCCAAGGTCACCGCCGACATCGGGCGCGAATCAAAGGCGCTGATCGACGAGACCATGGCCGGAATTATCAGCAAGACACAGATCGCGGCGGATCGCGGTGAGGATCGCAATATCATCCGCAGCCTGCTACGCGCGGAGGCCATGGAGCTTGTCGAGGATGCGAAAATGGTGCAAGACGCATCTGGCGGAGTTCTGGATCTGCCAACCGCCATCTACATGCTGGAGCGGCGGGCACCTAACGCGCCGGCTATCCCGGCGCCAGCGGCTGCGCCTGCGGAGGACGTGCCAGAAGTCGAGGACGAAGAGTCACCCGAGGACGAAGCCGAAGATATTGCCGAGGATGAGGCAGAGGCTGGCAGCACTGATTGACATCGGGGCGGCCAGTATGCTCGTCAAAGAAGAGATTCAGACATTCGCAGCGTTTCAGGGGAAAGTTTCAGGGAACACCATCATGGGTGTTTCTCTGATCCAAGAAGGCCCGGCGCTCGGTCATGGCGTGTTTGTGGACAAGCGTTCGCTCAACAAGTTCAAGTCCTTGGCAATCGAGAAAGGCCGGGTGAAGGCAAAACTCAATCACTTCTCTTCGGTCGAGGACACGGTGGGCTATTACGAGAATTTCCGGGTGAGCAAAGGCAAGCTCCTAGCTGACTTGACCTTGTTTGACGCGCACAGCGGAAAAGAAATGCTGCTGGAGATGATCAACGAAATCCCGTCCGCATTTGGCGTCTCCTTGATGTTTGCAGCGGATGCGCCAGAATTGGACAAGGAGAGCGGCAACTACATGACCCGCCCACGTGGCTTGTACTCTGCTGACTTTGTAGACACTCCCGCAGCTAACGCTGACGGAGTGTTCTCGGCTGATCAGATTGACAGTGACGAAGATGTTATGCCTATTGACCCAGTGGCGCCTGCGCCAGAACCACAAGTCGATTTCTCCGCTTTGATCGCGGAGCAGTTTGCCGCTTTCACTGCTAAGTTTGACGAAGTGGCCGCGCAATTCGCCGCTGACAACGCCAAGGTGTTGGCCGAGTGCGAAGCGCTCAAGGCCGACCTGAAAGCGTTGCAGGCTGGCAACAGCGACATCGAGCTGCAAGCTCGCTTAGCCGCCGCCGCTCCTGCTCCTGCTGCGTTTGCCGCTCCTATCAACGAGCCAGAGGTCAAGGTCCCAGCCATCTCCTACCACGAAGCCAAGAATCAAGCTATCGGCACCTCAACCGGTCTTGATCGCTTGAAAGCGGTTCGCGCGTTCACTGAAAAATTCCCAACCGAAGCGGCCTACGTTTCGGCCAACTCATAACAACTTTCTTACAAGACCATGCCACAAGCCAATCTTCTCGATATTGCAAAGCTCAACGGCTCCGACACCATCGTCGGACTCATTGAGGAAACGCTCACCTACGCTCCCGAGGTTCAGATCATGCCAGCGCGCACCATTCGCGGCACCAGCTACAAGATCGCGTCTCGCGTCTCGTATCCGGGCGTCGGATTCCGTGCCGCTAACGAAGGCTCGACCCCGAGCAAATCGGAGTTCGAGAATCAACTCATCGAGTGCTACATCCTGTCGGGTGCGGTTCAGGCCGACGTTGCAGTTGCTCGCGCTTACGAAGACGGGGAGCAAGCGTGGAAAGACATCGAATCCATCGGTGTCATGCGCCAAGCGATGATTGAACTCGGCTCGCAGGTGATTTACGGCACCAGCGTTGATTCCAAGGGTTTCCCTGGCTTGCAGGCGATTCACACCGCTTTCAACTCCGGCCTCGTGGTTGGTGCTGGTGGCAGCACTGCCTTGTCCTCCGTCTACGGCATCAACACCGACACCCAAGGCGTCCAGCTCGTTTTCGGTTCCGGCACCACCTTTGAACTGGGTGAGTGGCGCATCGAAAACGTGGGGACCAGCTCGGTCTATCCTGCGCACGTTGCCAACTTGACCGCGTGGGTCGGGATGCAGGTCGGCAGTAAATACAGCGTTGGCCGCTTGAGTGCTGTAGGCAGCGATTCCGGCGCCGGTGTCACCGATGCTCGGCTTGCTGAATTGCTCAGCAAATACCCGGTCGGCTACCGTCCAAACTACTGGTTGATGAACCGCCGCTCGGCGTTCCAGCTCCAGTCGAGCCGTTCCACCGCCTTTTCCGCCCTCGGCAGCAAGTCCGCCACCGGCGCCGAAGTATTCGCTCCGTTGCCACTTGAGTCCAACGGTATCCCAATCGTCATCACCGACTCGATCGGCATCGCTGAATAATTGAGCTTCTAAACTCCAAAGAATTACTACAATGGCTAACGAATTTTCCCGCAACATTCAGGACGCGGACCTGACCAAGGCTCGGCTTCTGACCGCATCTGACGGCAACGTCACTTCTCCCGACCTCGACCTCGGCACCAACTCAAAAGGGTTTTTCCCTGAGAACACCGAAGTGGAAGTCGTGATTCCTGCGCTGACTGCTACGCAGCTAGCATCGGCGGACACGATCACCATCCTCTTGCAGGGTGGATCGGCAGTCACTCCGACGACCAGTTTGGGACTTTCGGCGGTGCTGACCGGCACAGGCAGCGCAATTGCTCAAACATCCTTCCGTTTTCGGCTGCCTTCTCCCGCTCCGCGCTACGTGAACGCCAAGTTCACCACAGCCGGCACTACGGGCGACATGAGCGCGGTGAGCGCCTCCGTCAGACTGCTGACCTAAATTTTGGTGCTGGGTGTTTTCATCGTGGGCGGCTGACAGGGTTCTATCCTTGTCAGCCGCTTTTTATTGTATGACCTACGCTCAACGCATCGCATCCGCTCATGGACGCATCCGCACCAAGTTTGGGACGGATGCCAGCGGCGCGCAACTTTACGTTTGGCACAACAACGTGCAGATTGCGGCGTATCAGCCAACCGGCAAGAACAGCCGGAACCTGATGGCTCAGATCATCGTCAAAGACGACACGGTAAGCGTGATTGCGACAAAGGCGCAGTTTGCAACCGTGCCAAAGATCAACGACGAGATCAAAATGGGAACAGTGCTGGCCACAGCGGTTGTGTACCGCATCGACAGCGTTACCACTACGCAGATCAGGCCATTCTACGACTTGGAGCTGATTGACCCAAACATGGAGGCGACGGCGGCATGAGCGTGCAGATTAGGATTGATACAGATAATTTGGAAAAAGCGATGGCTGCTTATGCCAAAATGAAGAAAAAAAGCGATATTTCTGTTGTAAATAAAGGAATGCGTTTTTGGCTGCCATTCGCTGCAAACAAATTAAAACAAAAATCTACAACAGCCGCAAGAGTGCGAAATGAGTTGACCGGTCAAGCCAAGCGGATCAGTCGAGGAGAAAAGAAAAAGAAAACGCAGCTTACGAACACCGTGGCCGCTGCCATCATTGCGGCACGACTACGCAAGCAAGGCCGAAACCATTTCCCGCGCGCATCTAGTGGGCCAAAATCCTCAGCGTTTGTGGGTGAGTTTTACGCTATGACGGAGCGGTTTATTAATGCGCGGGTGCGTTCCATTGGCTACCTTGCGGCTGGTTTTATCCCGGCTTATAAAGCGTTTAATGTCCCACAAAAAGGAATGCCTAAAAATCAAAAGCGTTTTAACGGGCGCTCAATCGGCACTAAGGCGGTTCCAGTTTCAAGCGGCAAGGTCACAGCTTTTGCCAGCGTGAAGCGACTGGGCGCCTTTCTAGTCGCACCAAACGCTTTTAGTTCATCCATTCCCGAAGTGCGTCGGCAGTTCATTCAATGGATGAGAGACGACGTGAACGAAGTCGCCAAGAAAACAGGATTCAAGAAATGATCACCTACCCAATCTGCCCCTCCGACCGACTACAGCGGCGCCTGATCACAGTGCTAGACGACGAGCTTTTGCCGTTATCAGCATTCACTGGCTTCACGCTCTGCGACGACCGCGAAAACGATGAGGTCAAGCTACCGTTCATCGTCGTGCGCGTGACCGAATCCGATGAAATCCCGCAGGCCGGGACCGTCTGGCACTGCCGTCTTAACGTAAACATGGTGGAGGATCGGCAGGAGGCGAATCTGATTCTAGGCGGAGACAATCGACCAAGGCACGAGCTGCGGGCTGAGAACATTTCCGCGCTGCTCTTCGGCGTCTGGAACACGACCACGCTGGGCCAGAAGATCAACGCAATCAGCAACGGCCAGGGCGTTTACGTGCTGAAACAGCACAGCAACAACATGACGCCGGGATCGAGTGAGAATGACACGCTCTCTACTGAGTACGCATTCACCATTATCTGCGCATCCACGCAGCAATGATTGACATCAACTCTTAAAATATGCCTGCCGTCGCCGCTTTGATTCAACACGGAAACATTCCATCCTCAACGCTGCTGGATGAGAGCAATGCCGTTACTCCAGACATCCTCGTTCAGTCTTTGACGATCACGGCTGCGCGTGACGAGAAGGCTTACCTGAACGCCGCTGGGGCCACCTTTGGGCTTGAGTACCGCAACCCAACGATCACTTTTGCGTTCGACGGTTACCTGTCCAACAAGACGACCGGCCTAGCCAACCAGCACCCAGGAACGCAAGTCACCACGCTGGCCAACTTTACCGCGAACACCTACGGATTCGTTCCAGCGGATGGCACCATGATCTTCATGGACCCGAATCGCTCCGAGACGAATACCGAAATGGCCAAGACTACCTTCTCGGTTAAACAGTACCCATTCGTCGTTTAATCATGGAAAGCTGGATCGCCTGCACGGACGTTGATGTCGCGTCCGCTTTTATGACGATGGGTGTTGTGATGAAGCCAGTCGTGCAGGTGCGGGCGGACAATGGGAAGGAGTATGTCACCATGTACCTTTCCACGACATCGGTGACGATGCCGGAGATCAACGTCGGGCACCTTATGAAGGCGCTGATGTCGGGTGAGCTACAAAAGCTCGACCCGCATCATGAGTTGCTGGGCTACCTGATGGCCATCAAAAACAGACACGCGGCCAAGCGCGCACTTGACTCAGCAGAGCGCCAAGTGCTAATTACGAGGAAGGGCACCACCCGCACAGCCTATGTGCGCGAATCCATTACCAACAAGGGAATGGAAATGGCTGACCGATTCCTTGCAACTGGCCGACCATGATAGATATTCAAACCCAAGAGGACGACGGGATTTCATTAGTGAACCTGCCAAACGAGCAGGAGCAACGCAGAACGGACGCATTTAATGCGGCCTATGAGTGGAAGGGGAAAACCTTCGAGGGCGTGTCTTGTTCGCGTAAAGACATCTGGGTTTCAATGTGCCACAAGTCCGGCTTTCCAACGCTGGATGCCTGCTTTGACGAGTTCTCGCTATTCGCGCCGCTGAGCAAGGTGCTGATCTTTGTTTGCATCACGCCGACCGCACAACTCCGTAAGCTGCGCGCGCAAGGCATCCAAGCGTTGATTGATGCGTGCGACGACTGGATCGACGCCAACATCAAGATCTCAGAAGAGCGCGATGCGATCAGTCTCGGCCTGCGCATCCTGAACGACTCAACGGCCAATCAGTCCGAGGTGGTGCAAACAGCCGGCGCCGAGGGAAAGCGTTAGCCAGTCCGGTGTTCCAAGCGCACTACGTGTCATTGGTGCGACCCGTGACCGGACTGACGGAGCAGGAGATTCTGTGGGAATTGCCGCTCTGTCGCGGGCTTGCATACTTGCATATCGCACTGGTCAAGGAAGGCATCGAAACCCAGTGGGTCGGGCACGACATGATGGAGGACGAGACCATCAAGAACGCGATGGATTACATCCAGCGGCGTAAGACGAATCGAGTTGTCAACTCATTGACATAACCAGCAAGTTCATGGCAGCTACGCTAGACGCATCACTCAGGCTCGATTCCAGTCAGTTCACGTCTGGGCTAAGCGAATCTATGCGAAGAACAAACGACGCCGTTTCTCGGATGTCGTCGGCGTTTTCTATGCTGAAAAATATTGCCATAGGTGGAGCAGTAGGATCAGCTTTTGCAACAGTTGCTCAAGAAATAACAACCACTTATGTTGAAGCGGAAAAACTCCAGAATGCGTTAAAAGCCACAGCGGGCAGCGACATTTTAGGAATGAGTCAATATGAGCAATTAAAAACGCTTTCTGCTGAAATTGGAATAAACATGAGCATTGCAGCAAAAGCGACGCTGCAATTGCAAGCCGCCGGAATGGCTGCATCAGATGCGTTTAAAGTAATTCGAACATTTCAGAACGCAGTAGCATCAAGCGGAGGAGGCAGCGAAGAGTTGGCGCGACTGCTTTATGGATTTAAACAGCTTTATGGTTCAACAAAACCAGTTCAAGAAGATATTAATCAAATTAACGAAGCGTTAGATGCGGCTCCGTTTTTGTTTAAAAAAGCCTTTGGATCAGATCGTTCTGAGGATCTTCAAAAACTTAAATTAAGCGGCCAACAAGTAGCGGAAGCATTAGTAAAATCGGCAGAGGCAATGCCTAAAATGGCGCGCGGATTAGGCGGTCAAATTGATGCTATTAAAGCAAAATTTGAATCATTAAAAGAAATGATGGGCGAGGAAAGTTCTGGAGCAACAAAAGGCATTGCTGGCGGGCTCGCCTCTTTTTTAGATTATATAATTAAAAAAAGAAAAGAAATAAAGGCCAACGAAGAAGCCTTTTCTATGTCGGCGGCTGGGATTGATCCAAAGAAAGAAACTGAAAAACAAGCTGCTGAAATAAAAGCTGCTGAAGCAAAGAAAAAAGCGGAATTTGACACATTAAAAGCGGCAGCGCAGCGCAAGAAACTTCAAGAAGCTTTAGATAAAGGCAATCAGGAAAACAGAGACCTAGACGCTATCAAGTGGCAGAACGAAGAACGGTTTTATCAAGAAAAAGCTGCCAGAGAAAAGCAGGCGCAGGACGACGCCAAGAAGGCAGCCGATCAAGCCATCTCCGACGCCAAGGAGCTGCTAAGCCTGCACGAGGACACGGTGCGCAAAATCAAAAGCGTACAGGAATCCGTGTACTCGGCTCAGCAGTCCATGGCCGGATCTGATGCGGAGAAGCTGACCAACGCTCAACAAGCATTGCAGGCAGAAGGCGATGTTTTGATGGGCGACGATCCGGGCGGGTTCGACAAGTTGACCGTCTCGGCGTTCGAGGATGCAGTTAAAAACGGTCGCAACGTGACAGAGGGGCAAGTCGAGCAGTACAACCGCATTATCGGGCTTAAGGAGGAGATCCTTGGTCTTGAGCAAAGCATTACAGACGAAGCCGAAAGAGGGGCTCTTGAACTGCGCGACCAGAACCGCGAAGCCGTGCAACGCTCAATCGAAAAGGCAGGCCGCACGCCAGCGGAGAGGAAGCAGGAGATCCGGGACAACAACGACATGCAGCGTCAACGGCGGAGAGCGTTTAACGACGACGTGCGAGATGAGATGACTCGGCTTAAAAAGGAGGCTGAGGAAAAGAACAAGGGCAGGAATATCCTTGAACGGGAAAAAACAGATCGCGAAGCATTCCGTGAACAAGCGAGAAAAAACATCACGCCAAAATGGGCCGACGCTCTTCCTAAAGAGGCAACGCTTGTGGACATCAGAGACATTTTGAAAAACCTTGCAGCCGCTTAACTATGCCAACGCCATCCACAAACCACACGCATTGGCCGGGATCAACAGATCCAATCCTTGCAGAGAACGGCCTGCGCTTGTCCGTGTCCGAAAGCGGATGGGACACGATGACCCTGAAGTACTGGGCGCGCACCGACACGCCAGCAACGTATGCATCAACCCACTTTGCGACCGGGATGCAGCCAGCGTTTTACCCGAACATGTACTTCAATGGCGTCAGCGTCACGCAGGAGGGATCAAACATCTACTCATTCGACGTGCAGGCGGCGGGTTTGCTCGGTGCTCAGGCGGTCAAGCGCTCGGTGTCGAGCAAGATTCAGTCGTACAAGACTGGGCTGGGCACGGTGCCGGGCAGTTCGCCACCGAACACGGGCGAGATTCAAGGCCAATACATCAACCTGAGCTGCACGTTCCACCAAGTGACGGAGTTTTTCCCGAACACCGCCACAAGGCCGGAAAACGCTATCGCACTCGGGGCGCTGCCACCTCCACCAACAAACCCGTTCACGTCACTGCCGACAACTCCAGTCTACAACTTTCCGTTTGGCTGGATTCAGGACGGACTAGAGATCGAGACAATCAACGGCGATGGCGTGTCGATCTACCTTGTAAAACAGTCGATGGTCTACATCTACGAATGGATGCCGGGCTGATATGCTGCCAGAACTTCCAGTCATCGACCCGAAGGTCAACGGCGGACGGTCGGGCTGGCTGCTCAACCGTCTGGTCGATCGCATCAAGCTCCAGCGGCTGCTCAGCTCCGAGACGGTCATCATCACCGAGACCAAGGACGGCCAGATTATCGACCGCCTTGGCTCCGGCGGAGTGGCCGCTCCTTTCGCTCTGGGCTTCGCTGTGTCGCTTGATGGGACCAATGTGGTCGTCGCACCCGGCAAGCTGCTGTACCCGCTCTGGGGTGCCATTCTGGGCGATAATCCGACGCCGGGGGACTGGCAGAAGGAAGTAAACTACATCGGCGGCACGCTGACCGGCACTGTGACGCAAGTCTGGCTCAGCGTGCTGTGGTCCGAGAATGATACAACCACGACCGGACCACTTGGCACTACCGCTTACAACATCTCGGGCGCTGCGGGTGGACGCGGTGGTGGCGGTGGTGGCGGCGGTGCAAACAGCGGAGTGTGGCCGGATATTGTGGGAAGAGATGGCTCCGGCGGAGACAGCGGAGATTTCACCGGTGTTGGCGGCCAAGGAGGCATTGTGGAGGATATTCTTACAACTCCGCCAACTAGGGTGACCGGACTCGGCAACAGCTACGGCGCCAGCGGCGGTGCTGGCGGCTACGGCGGCGCAGGGGGCGAGGGTGGCAGCGTTACCTTTACTCGTGCGACAAAAGCAACCGCGCAAATCCGCAAGTGGAGCATCAACGGGATCTCGCTACACACGGCCAAGGGCGCATCGAGTGAGGCCGTCTCGTGGATTCAACTAGCAACTATTAGCGGCACGAGCATAACGCAGCACGTGGCGGGCAGCATCTCAATCACGCCACCGGCCATCACCTTCATCATCGCCTGATGCTCCCAGACATTCCAAACTTTAACTTGGGTGACGTGTACGTTCTGACCGGCAAGACGCTTGAAAAGATCGTGCGGCGGATCAAGATGCAGACTCCAATCGAGGGCGCCAACATCCGGCTGGAGGAGACCAATGCGGGCATCCTGCTACACGCCGACCAGCAGGTGGAGGTGGCGCCAACGGTGGCAATCAATCATGACTTCAAGGCGTCACTACCGGCCACCAACTCTCTCGATATTACGGTGGGTCGGGTCATCGGCACCACATGGGGAACGCCAACCATGAGCAACCCTTTACCGACTGACTGGCTAGCGGAACAGTTTACTGTCGGGCCTTCTACGCTGGCTGTGGCAGACGGTCAAAGCGTGTGGTTGCGCATCCAGCTTTCGCAGACCGACGCAAACATGAGCGGCGCGCTTTCGGCCATAGGCGCGACGAATTTGTCGGTCACGACCGGCGGCGGCGGTGCGGGTGGTGACGGTGGGGGAGGCGGGGCCGGCGGAGATGGTACGGTCGGATCTACTGGCGCAACCGGTCAGGCCGCATCGGGACAGACTGCTGGCAGTCCCGGCTATTACACGCCTGGAGGAGTTAATTCGACATCAAACTCCGAATCAGGAACACCAGCCGAAGGTGGAGATGGAGGCAACGGAGCAGCAGGCGGAAACGGACAGGTCAAATCGTTCACCCACTACACGAATCTTTTAATGGTGTTTAGGCGCTGGCAAATCACCTCTGCCAGTCTTGAGGTCTCTGCCAGCAAGCCAACCGGGTCACCGGCCACCAACATCTACATTCGGATCGCTTCACAAACGGGCGGTGTAGTCACTCAATATCATGCGGGCTCGTACCACGTAACGCTGCCAGCAGCTACCTTTATCAGCTCCTTTGTTCCCTGAATTTCCCAACTTCTTCGGCAATCTGCACTATTTCCTCAAAGGAAAGACGCTGGCCATGTTTCGCAAGGCCATCTATGAGCAGATGCCAATTGCTGGCAACGGCATCACGCTGCAAGAGACCGAGGACGGCATCATCGTATCAAGCAAGCAGGGCAGAGCGACGGCTACCTCCAGCGTTATCGACTTCACAGGCGTTCTGTCCGGCGAGAACGTCGTCATTCAAGGAGGCAAGGTGCTTGGCGTCTCGTGGAGCACCTACGATGTAAACAACCCGAGCAGCGGAGGATGGACTGAATCGGTGGCGACGGTAGCCGGCGCAACTCTTGCGGTGGCGACCGGGTTCTCTATCTGGCTTCAGATCGGATTCACTCCATCAACAGGCCAAGTAGTTGGCGCTCTCTCGGCTGCGGATCAAGAGACGCTGACCGTCATCGGCGGCACGGGTGGCGGAGGCGGCGGCGGTGGCGGAGGCGGATGCGGAGGCAAGACCACAGGCGGAGAAGGGGCAAATGGCGCGGCTGGAGGCAATGGGTCAAGCGGATCTCCCGGCACTGGTGGCGCTGGTGGCGCCGCCGGAACAAACTCTCCACCTTCAGAACCAAAAAATGCAGGAGATGGAGGGCAGGGCGGATACGGTGAAGGAGGGGAGGAGGGTTTGCTTGTGCAATTCCTGAACTACACGAAAGCTGCCGCAAACATACGAAAATGGACGGTGTCGAGTGCTTCGTTTGTAGTGTCGGCCAGCAAGCCTTCTTCTAGTGCGACAACCGCCAACCTCCGACTTCTAACCCGATCCGGATCGACCATCACGCACCATCAAGTCGGCAGCGTGTTCATCAGCCTACCGACCGTGACCTTCATCTAAGATTGACACAACCCCGCATTTTATGCCGAACATCTTCGCGTTGACGCTTAAAGCGCAAAACAGTTATCCGGGCAACTCGGTTATCCCCTCCGCAACTCAGCAGGTGCCGGACGTGATTGTGCGGGAGGAGGATTTAATCTCTGGAGTGTTCGAGGTGTTTGGAAATAGCACAGCCTCAGCCAACACTCTGACAACCAGCGGGACGACGGTCAACTCAGTCCTAGCCGGTGGAAGTGCAATCGCTCTGACCAATCCCATCACGAATGCCACCTTGGCGTTCAACTACTGGCGCGGGCTTTATATCACCGTCACCCGGCGAGATCCGGCGGTGGCTCCTACTTCGGTTCGTCCGACTGCAACATCTACGACCTCACTGGCCATCGAGGTGGCATCCAAAAGCTTTACCGTAGCAGCCGGGCTTGGCTATATCGTCGGGCAGCGTGTTCGCGCTACATCGGCGGCCAACGCTGCAAACTTTATGGAAGGTGTTGTAAGCAGCTACAGCTCGACCACGCTGGCAGTGGCGGTCGATACCATTGGCGGCACTGGCACCCTGGCCGACTGGACCATCACCGGCCTGATCTGCGCGCAGATCCAGAGCAACGGGTTCGGCGGAGTAGTGACCAACACGTCGGTGCCATTGCCAATCTACGAGGGCGGCACATTTATTTACAGCACTCCGACCGGAAGGAAGTCGGCAACCACTCAAACGCTGACTATCCTTCTCAACGGCACAACCGGTCTCAACGTCAACGTGTTGGTTCTAGGCTCATAATCTTATGGCTTCTACATTCAAACTTTCCACGCTGCTTCAGAACTCCTACGCAGCCAGCGCCGTCCGCGCACCAATCCGGCACTCAGTGCCAGAGATTAACGTCTCACTCGCGGATCAATGGAGTGTTGCGGCTGAGTTCACTGCAAACGCTGCCGGAAACATCACAATCGGGGCGGGCGTCTTAACGATCACAGTAAACGGCGTCACTCAGCTCGACCCGATTAGTCGCGTTGCCATCGTCCCGGCGCGGGTGCTGGGCTACATTATTTCGGTAGCAGGCCCGGCTAACGGCTCGGTTGCTGTAGCGTGCGCTGGGTTTGGCCGGATCACATTTTCATCCATCAATGTCGGCGTGGGCGGTGTGCTGAACATCTACAATCCGAACGCGGGCAACTCTGTCGCCACCACTGATGTCTTGACTATCACGCCTCCCGCTGCTGGCTATACGGTCAGCGTTGTCGCCTATGGCTCCGCCAACGTGCTGCCATAACCATCCGATACTGCGCTCGGTAGCGTGCGAAATCATAGTATCGCATATCGGTTCGACTCCGGTTGCAGTAGCCATTGACAGACGGAATGCGATCAAGACATGGAACCTGTCACGCGCGAACAACTTCAGGATTTTGAGTCAAAGCTCAAGATCCTCGACTTAGTGGTCAAACTAGGCTGGGCGCTGCTTGTCGGCGCATTTATGCTGGGCACATGGGTGGCGGCAATCCAGATCGCGATCAACAGGCAGACGGAATCGCTCAGGGACGTGAAGGATGCGATTGGCGCGACCAACAGCACAGTCCGCAATCTGGAGATTAAAGACTCGGCGGACACGCAACTGCTGCGGTCAATCGTCGAGAAGCTCGACAAAATTGACAACAAGCTCAATCCTTGATGCGCACGCTCGGTCATCCAATCTTTGGCAAGCGGCCAGAAGTCCGGCGCGCCGAAGACCTTGCAGGCAGACCGGTCATCAAATCAAACCTCATCCACAGCACGACCATGAAATGGCTATCAAACAAGATCCTGCCGTTTCTGCTCAATTGGAAAACGACGCTCGCTGGGGTGGCTCTTATTTTGCACGGGATGGGCGCTGTGGTCGATGCGCTCCTGCAGGTGACAGATGGGGTGCCGCTGACGCTCGAAGGGCTACAACTGGCAACTGGTGAAATTATAGCCGGCGCTGGGTTGATTGCTGCGCGGGACGCCAACAAGTCGAGCCAAGATTCCAAAGTACGATGAAAACCATTTTGCTCATCCTCGCGCTTGGCTCGTGCTCGTGTGTCAGTATTCAGCAGATGCCGGACGCATCGCTCTTTCCGGACAAGAGCGAGGACTGGCGCGACGGGTTCAAGGCCGGGATGATGGAAGGCTTGCTTTTGTCGGTGACACTTGCTTGGTAAGCGTATGAAATTCTTCACATGGTTCAAATCACTCTGGCATCGCGACGCGGTTGCCAAAGCCACCGAAACCGCACGACTGCTGGTCGCGGGCTTGTCGAACGAGCAGTTTCAGGTCATCGTGGACAATGTGACGCTGGCCAGCAAGATGCCGGTGTCCGGACTCGACAAGGCTATGCGCGTGAGGGAGATCATCACATCTCCGCGCTTTACGCTCACACACAACACTCCGCCGTGGGTGCAGCAGGGCATCGACTTTGCCAGCGTTATTGTTCAGCTCGCGTGGGTCGTCGCAAAACTTACCAAACGCATCTAATGCCAACGCTCCAAGGATTCCTTCACGTCGCGTTCTTCGCTCTCATGGTTGTATGCTGGTTTTTCATGCTTGGCTGGATTCTGAGTTCTTTTTCCCCATGACAAAACAGGACATCCAATTGATGCAGGAAAAGATCGGCGTCGTTCCTGATGGTGTGTGGGGGCCGATGTCGCGTGCTGCTTGCCAGAAGCATCTGGACCGCCTGCGGCCAGTGCCGGTTCAATGGCCGATGCAGGACGACCAATCGCTGATTGCTTTCTATGGCCAACCGGGTGACGAGAGCAATCTGGTTAATCTGTCGGTCTCCGACCTTGGTGTGCACTACGAAAGCCAAGCGGTCAAAACTATCCGCTGCCACACGCGTGTCGCGTCGAGCTTGCATCGCGTGCTGACCGCGATCAGCAAGACCCATCCTTACGTGCTCAAGCAATACGCTGGGTGCTACAACGACCGCAACATGCGCGGAGGATCGCGAAAGTCGCTTCATGCGTGGGGTGCGGCGATTGACTTAATGTCAGGATCAAACGGCAATAACACAGCTTGGCCGACAGACGCTTCTATGCCGCTCGAAGTCATGGAGTACTTTGCCGACGAAGGCTGGCTTTCCGGCGGCGCTTATTGGAGCCGCGACAGCATGCACTTCCAAGCCACACGATGACAATTTCCATCATTCCAACCACCGACGACCTTGGGCTGACTCCGGTCTTTGCGACGACGCCGTTAGTCATCACGGCGCCGATACCTGCTAGTGGGCCAGCGATGGCATCGTATCGCATGGAATTATGGAAGCGACCGTATGAAAGCGCGGTAGCCGGCGCTCTTCCGCTGGCTTCAACGGCTGGCATCGTGGCCGGGGCCAACGTGACGTTCACGTTCAGCGCGGCACAGATGGACCAAACGCTGAACAATCAGATCAACTCCAACAATTTTTGGATCGTCATCGGTGGGCTTGATACAAACGGATTTCCCTACTCGCTGCGCGCTGGCAATCTGGAGATCAAGCCATCCGCTTTATCCTTGCAACCAGACACGTCCATCACGTTTACAGTGGTTAACGGCGTGGCTTCTTACGTTTTCAGCGGAACAACCTACAGCTTTGACGTGATTGCTGGCGCAGCCACAACTTCCACCGACTACCGGGTCATTGATGATGTCGCGTCGTTCGTCTACAACGGCATCCTCTACAGCTACGATGCAGTCCTTGACCCGACATTCGGACCGATTGACACAAGTGTCGTCGTTATCGACGATATGCTAGTTGTCACGGCAAATGGTCAGAGCTATTCCGTTCCAGCCGTCATCACGAATCCTTAAATGAGCACTGTCACCACTTCCACCAACGTAGCAATTATTCAGCGTGATTCCTCTGGGAATAACGCTTGGGTAAATTTGCTGGGCAGCACCAACGCTAACAAGGCGCTCGGGTTTTCCTCTGTGGGTGCGGTCACAGCTTTGAGCGTGCCATTGCTGGCGTCGGCCAACACGTTCACGGCGGCCAACACGTTTAGCGCGCTGCAAACTGTAGCGGTCACAAGTGCAGCATCAGGTGCTGACTTGCTATATCTAGGGAGAAGTGGCGAAACTACAGATGGAACGAACCAACAGGTTCGTTTTATTGCTGGAAATGGCCCAGAGGCAGGGAACGGTTTTCTTTTTGCTCATTATTCCAGAACTTCCGGTGCGCAAACAGCTAAGAATTATCTGCGTTTTTACGACGAAGGGTTAAGCGTGGACAACGCATCGGCTGCCAAGATGCTGGACATTAACACGACCACGCAAACGGTGGCGGTAACTAGCGAGCTACACAGCGAACAAACATACGGCAAACTGCATATTGGCGGCACGTTTCAGACATCTTTAACTAACAACGTGCGCGCTGTACGTGTTGATGCAACAGCTACATTAGGCGCCGGATATGCTTATGCCTGTTTTGATGCAGCGGGAATATCAGCGGGGAGTGCAAATATTGATCATATTGTCGGCTTTCAATCGCGTCCAAAACATGAATGCACTGGAACGCTTACAACCTTATATGGTGCATATTGCAGGCTTGAGACCTATGGCGGTTTAACTACAAACGCTTACGGTTCATATATTTCAAACACAATTGGATCTGGTTCTATTTCCAATCAGTACGGGATTTATATTGAAAGTCTTGCAAAGGGTGGCAACAACTTTGCAATCGTTACTGCTGGCACGACGCCATCCTCGTTTGGCGGCAACATCACGGCGCGTGCATTTATCGGCACGGATGCGGTGGTTGCGGCTGCTGCGATTGATTGGGCCACCGGCGCCAGCTTTACAAAGACGCTCTCGGCCAGCACGACGTTCACCTTTGCCAACTCCGTGCCGGGTCAGCAGATCGTGGTGGCGATTACCAACACGGTTGCCAACTACACTGTGACGTGGCCATCATCGCCGACCTTGAAATGGTCAGGCGGATCAGCACCAACGCAAACTGTAGGCGCCAAGACCGATGTCTACACATTCACCAACGTCGGCGGCGTGATTTACGGATCGGTCGTTCAGAACTTCTAATTTAAGCCATGGCCACACTTTACTCAGCAACTCTCGCCGCAGGCGTCACCAGCACCAACATCACGGTCGTCCAAGGCACGATCGTCGGCATCCAAGCGACGCAGCCAGTCTACGTCCTAGCATCAAATGGCGCACTCATTGCAGAGCTTGGCGTCAAGGACGCGGCCAATATCATCCCGACCAACACGCCGATCACGATCAAAGCGAAGGAACTCAACACCGCATCGAGCGTAATCACGGTCATCGGTCAATAAGCATGACCTCGAACATCACATCATTCATCGCTCCGGCCATCCCGGTGCAGATTCCGGTGGCTTACTCGCCGACCGATGAGCTGCTGATGATGATTAGTGCGACGCTCGGAGGTGCGGCTCCCGCGCCGCCTTATCACGTTTACATTGACGCCGTGTCAGAAGACAAGGTGCGCGTCGGGTCGGCGGGCGATCTAGTCGTTTACATTTAATAATATGGCCAATCTTAATCTTTCTGAGTTTACCGAAAAGACGTTTGTCGCAGATGCCGACTGGGTGTTCGTCTGGGATACGGCGGGCCTTATCTCGAAGAAGGTGAGTCGGAATAGCCTGCTCAATAGCGGCACTCTTGCGACCTCCGCTCCCGTGACGATCAGCCAGACGTGGAATGATGCGGCGGTGGCGTTCACGGCGTTCAAGGTGAATGCGACGAGCACGAACAGCGCGACTGGCT